GACACGGTGACGATCATCCGCGCCAAGGGAGGGACGGATCTCCTGAGCCAGCGGGCCGAGATCAAGGTGAAGGATGTCCCTGTTCCACTGGCGGCCTATGGCGCGAAGCCGAAGACCGTGGCCACGCCCAAGGGGAAGCGCGTCGGCGTGACGGTCAAGGTCAAGGACGCGCGCAAGCCGGTCGTCGGCGCGTTCGTCGCGACGGTCGGCGCTGGCCACGTCGGCGTGTTCAAGCGCAGGGGACCGGACCGGCTGCCAATCAAGGAGCTGTATGGGCCGAGCGTGGCGCAGGTAGTGCGCTCGACTTCGGTGATGACGGCAATCCTCAGGTTCACGCGGGAGACGTTCGCCAAGAACTTCCGGAGCGAGCTCGCCTACCAACGCTCGAAGGCGCAGGGGTCATGATCGGGCGGACCCCCTTTGGGTCCTTGGAAACCCGGGGGGGCTTGCACGGGTGCAAGAGGCGCATAAATCCTCCAGTTCTATGCATCGGAAATGACTTAACTAAAGTAGGGCTATGCACTGGGCAAGCGAGTCTCGTTCAAAGAGTTTGCCGAGCATCGCGGGGTTAGCGCCGCGCGCGTGTCTCAGCGCGTCAAAGACGGGACGCTTAAGCCCTTAACTGACCCCGAAACGGGCAGGCGCTACCTCGACCTCGAGGCCGCCGACCTCGCCTGGGACCAATGCACCGACCCCTCGAAGGCGATGGCGGCCGACGCCGACCCCGAGACGAGGACCAATCATCAGCTCGCCTACGGGATCGCCCGGGCGAAGCGCGAGCACTTCAAGGCGCTCCAGGAGGAGGCGTCCTACCTGGTCCGGATGGGGGAGCTCGTCCAGGCCGCCGACGTCGAGCGGCAGGCGTTCGAGGACGGCCGCGCGCTTCGCGCCGCGGTCCTCGGCGTCCCCGACCGGATCGCCCCCCAGCTCGCGGCCGAGACCGATGCGAACCGTATCCATGCGGTCCTAACGGCCGAGCTCGCCCTGGCGCTCCAGGCGCTCGACCGCCTGCCGCCGCCCGCGGCGGCGACCGAGGAGGGGGAAGCATCGTGAACGGGGCCGCCGTCTATCGGGAGTCCTTCGCCGCGGGCCTCCGCCCGGACACGCCCATGAGCGTCTCGGAGTGGGCCGACCAGTTCCGCTACCTGTCGGCCGAGGGGTCGGCCGAGTCGGGCCGCTACCGGACCGACCGGACCCCCTACATGCGGGACATCATGGACGCGCTCTCGCCGAGCTCGCCCTGGTCCGAGATCGTCGTGATCAAGTGCGCACAGATCGGCTTCTCGGAGGCCGGGAACAACTGGATCGGCTACGTCATCGACCGCGCTCCCGGCCCCATGATGATGGTCCAGCCGACGATCGAGATGGCCGAGGACTATTCCAAGCAGCGCCTCGCGCCGATGTTCCGGGACTCGCCGTGCCTGACCGACAAGATGGCGCCCGCCAAGAGTCGCGATGCCTCGAACACGATCCGCCAGAAATACTTCCCGGGCGGGATGCTCAACATCGCCGGCGCCAACTCCTCCGCGTCGCTCGCGTCGAAGCCGATCAAGCTCCTATTCCTCGACGAGATCGACCGCTACCCCGACGACGTCGACGGCGAAGGGTGTCCCATCAAGCTGGCCGAGAAGAGAACCGCGACCTTCTCCCGGCGGAAGATCTTCAAGGGGTCGTCGCCGACGATCCGCGGCGCGTCCAAGATCGAGGCCGCCTACGACCTCTCGACCAAGGGGAGGTTCCACGTTCCGTGCCCCCACTGTCAGCACGAGCAGACGCTCCGCTGGCCGAACCTCAGGTGGGGGAAGCATCCCGACAAGACGATCGACTTCGCGTCGATCCACTACCAGTGCGAGGCGTGCGCGAAGCCCATCCTCGAGCATCACAAGTCCTCGATGCTCCCGCGCGGTCGCTGGATCCACGAGCGTCCGAAGGCGAAGGCGATCGGCTTCCATATCAACGCGCTCTACTCGCCCATCGGTTGGTGCTCTTGGAGCGACTTGGTCCGCCAGTGGGACGAGGCGCAGGGGAACCCGGTCCTCCTCAAGGCTTTCGTGAACACGAACCTCGGCGAATCCTACGAGATCTCGGCCGAGGACGCCGTCGAGTGGCGGACGCTCTACGACCGCGCCGAGGAGCGCGAGCTCGGGACCGCGCCGCGCCAGTGCCTGACCCTGACCGCCGGCGCCGACGTCCAGAAGGACCGGATCGAGCTCTACGTCTACGGCTGGAACCGCCGGGAAGTTTGGCTCGTCGACCGGCAGATCTTCTACGGGGACACGGCCGGCGACGCCCCCTATCTGGCGCTCGACGAGTACCTTTCGCGCCCGGTCCCTCATGAGCTCGGGATTGATCTCCCGATCCGCCGACTCGCGATCGACTCCGGCTATCAGACGATGCGCGTCTACCAGTGGGTCCGGTCCAAGTCGCCCGCCGCGGTCATGGCGGTCGACGGCCGCGACTCGCTCGCGATCCCCGTCGCGCCGCCGAAGATCATCGACTTCAAAGTGAACGGGAAAGAGCAGAAGCGCGGCGTCCGCCTCTGGGCCGTCGGTTCCTCCATCCTCAAAGCCGAGGTCTCTGGGCGCCTAAAGCTGACGCCGCCGACCGCGGCCGACCGCGCCGCCGGCGCGCAGTTCCCGGCGACCTTCGTCCACTTCCCGCGGATGGAGGAAGAGTTCTTCAAGCAGATGACGGCCGAGCGCCAGGTCCGCGTGAAAACGCGCACCGGCCAGACGCGCTTCGTCTGGCAGAAGACCTACCCCGCGAACGAGGCTCTCGACTGCTTCGTCTACGCGATCGCCGCCTATCACGCCGTCGGGCTCCACAAGCTTCGCGAGGATCAGTGGTCGAGCCTCGAAGCCGAGATCGTCGGGAGCGCCACGGTCGCGCCGCCGCCGACGCCGAAGGCGGACGCGACTCAGACGACGGCCGCGGCGAAAGATGGCGAGCGCGCGCCGCCGCCGGCGCCGCAACCTCGCGCCGTTCCTAAGCCAGTGCCCGCTCCTCGCCGCCGTCGTGAGTCCACGTTCTGGAATCGCTGACGTTGCAAGGTTGCAACGTCCGGGGCGTTTACCCGCCGCTTCGCGCCTAGAATGGCTATAACGAAAACAGCACTCCCGGAGGATCCCTCGTGGCCGACTTCACCCAAGAGCAGCTCGACGCGCTCAATGCTGCAATCGCCGCCGGCGTCCTCGAGGTCCGCTACGCCGACAAGACCGTCCGCTACGCCGACATGAACGCGATGCTCCGGGCCCGCGCCCTGATGAAGAAGGAGATCGCCGGCACCGAGCGGACGACGCGGCTATTCCATAAAACGTCGAAAGGACTCTGAGGCATGGCGACCAAGGCGAACGCACTCGACCGCGTCATCGGCTACTTGTCGCCGGCGAGAGGAGAGCAGCGCCTCCGCGCGCGCGCCCGCTTCGACCATCGCCGCTCCTACGAGGGGGCGTCGAAGAGCGCGCGCCTCAAAAACTGGAGAACGACGAGCACGTCGGCGAACGCCGAGATCGACGCGAGCATCGAGACTCTGATCTCTCGGAGCCGCCAGCTCACGCGAGACAATCCTTGGGCGATGCGCGCGATCGGGATCATCGCGTCCAACACGGTCGGGACCGGGATCATCCCCCAGGTCAAGGGCGCCACTCCGGCGCTGACGGCAAAGCTCGAGGAGCGCTGGGCCCTTTGGGCGAAGGAGACCGCGATCGACGCCGACGACCGCCTCGACTTCTACGGGATCCAGTCGCTCGTCCTCAAGACCGTCGTCAAGTCCGGCTCCTGCCTCGTGCGTCGCCGGCGCCGCCGCCCCGCCGACGGCCTCCCTGTCCCGCTCCAAGTCCAGGTGCTCGAGCCCGACTTCCTCGACCGGAGGAAGGACGGGAACCTCCAGGGCGGGGGCTTCATCGTCGGCGGCGTCGAGTTCAGCGCCATCGGAAAGCGCGTCGCCTATCACCTCTACAAGAGCCATCCGGGGGAGACCGGGAAGTTTTTCACGCTCCCCGAGTCGTCGCGCGTCCCGGCCGAGGACATCTGCCACGTCTACCGGATCGACCGCCCGGGCCAGGCCGTCGGCGTGCCGTGGGCCGCGCCGATCCTGATCAGGACGCGCGAGCTGGACGAGTACGAGGACGCGGAGCTCGTCCGCCAGAAGGTCGCCGCCTGCTACACGGCGTTCGTCCATCGGAACGACGACTCGGCCGACTTCGGCGGCGAGATGCCGACGACGGGCGAGCAGACGAACCGCGACCGCGCCGAGCACATTGAGCCCGCTGCTATCGAGTACCTCGACGAAGGGGAGAGCGTCACCTTCGGTCAGCCTCCACAAAATCAGGGCTACGACACGCACGTTCGCGCGGTCCTCCGCTCGATCGCCGCGGGCTTCGGCGTCACCTACGAAGCGCTCACCGGCGACCTCTCCCAGGTCAACTTCTCGTCGGCCCGCATGGGGTGGCTGGAATTCCAGCGAAACGTCGACGAGTGGCGGACCCAAATGCTGATCCCTCAGCTCTGCAAGCCGGTGTGGGAGTGGTTCGTGGAGGGTGCGGTTCTAGCAGGCCACGTCCCAGAAGGCGCGCCGGTGACGTGGATGAGCCCGCGCCGCGAGATGATCGACCCGGTCAAGGAGACCTCTGCCGCGAAGGACATGGTCCGAAGCGGCATGAAGTCCTGGACGCAGGTCGTCGCGGAAAGCGGCCGCGACCCTGAAGAGGTCGCCGCCGAGCTCGCCGCCGACTTCAAGCGGTTCGACGACCTCGGGCTCATGCTCGACTGTGATCCGAGGAAGCGGACGTCGATCGGCTAACTCGCCGAACGACACGAAGCCGACGAACGCGGCCGAAAAGGACCCGGCTGACGACGACGAAAAAGACGACGACGAGACCTGAAACCCTTGGGGCGCAAGGTGTTTAGGCCGACGTTGCAAGCTTGCAACGTAGACAAGTGACGAAAGCTCGGTGAATCCTGGAAGCACGACCACTCACTCGTGCTTTCCAGGAGACCGCGCATGATCGTTCGCACGATCGACGGCAAGGAGCTCAATACTCGCGCGGCGGTTAGTTCCGTCGACGCGAAGGAACGCACCGTGGACCTCGCGTTCACGACCGGCGCGAAGGGCAAACGTTCCGGCTGGCTCGGCGACGAGTGGTTCGAAGAGCTCGAAGTGTCGCCGTCGGCGCTCCGCATGGACCGCCTCAATTCCGGAGCTCCGCTGCTCGACTCTCACCGCGCCGGCGCGCTCGGGAACCAGATCGGCGTCGTCGTCCGCGCCTGGATCGAGAAGGGCGTCGGCATGGCGACGGTCAAGTTCTCGGACCGGGCCGAAGTCCAGGGGATCTGGAAGGACGTCCAGGACGGGATCATCCGGAACGTCTCGGTCGGCTACCGCGTCCACAAGTGGGCCGACGTCACCGAGGGCGACGACAAGATCAAGACCTACCGCGCCGTCGACTGGGAGCCCATGGAAGTGTCCCTGGTCCCGATCGGCTTCGACGCCGGGGCTCAGGTTCGCAGCGCAGAGAACTCACCATTCACGACAATCATCGAATCACCATCGACGCGCCAACCGGCCGTCGAAGTCAAAAGGGAGATCGCAAAGATGGACGAGGAGCAGAAGCGCGCGGCCGAGGAAGCGAAGGCGAAGGCTGCTCAGGCGGCCGAAGTGAAGCGCGCGGCCGAGGAAGCGGTCGCCGCTGAGCAGAAGCGCGTCGCGGACATCACCGCGATCGTCAAGCGCGCGAAGCTGCAAGGCGACGTGGAAAAGTTCACGAAGCCGGGCGTCTCGGTCGAGCAGGCTCGCGAGCTCGTCCTCACGGCGCTCGCCGAGCGTGACGCGTCGACTGACACGCGCGGCGCCCACTCCGGCGTCGAGTCCGGCACGGCCGACTGCGAGAAGCGCGCGGTCGCCGTCGAGAACGCGATCCTCCACCGCGGCCTCGGCGAGAAGGCCGTGAAGCTCGAAGCCGGCCGCGACTTCCGGAGCATGTCGCTCCTCGAGATCGGCCGCCGCTGGCTCGAAGCGCAAGGCCGCGCGACAGGCGGCATGAGCCCCCGCCAGCTCGCGGGCGAGCTCTTCCGCGCCGGCGGTCACACGACCTCGGACTTCAGCCACGTGCTGGCGAACGTCGCGACCAAGTCGCTCATGATGGGCTACGACACGGCGTCGGCCCTCCAGACGTTCACGCCCTTCGTGAAGTTCGGGAGCCTCCCGAACTTCCTGGCGGCGAAGCGCGTCGGCATGGGCGAGGCGCCGAACCTGGTCGAGGTCGCCGAGAACGGCGAGATCCCGCAGGGCACCTCGGCGAACACGAGCGAGGAGATCCAGCTCGCGTCCTTCGGCTCGATCTTCAACGTCACGCGCCAAGCGATCATCAACGATGAGCTCGGCGCCTTGACCGACATGCCCAACAAGTACGGCGCCGCCGCCGCCCGCCTCGAGTCCGACAAGGTCTACGCGGTGCTCACGGCGAACGCCGACATGGCCGACAGCAATCCGCTGTTCGACTCGGCGCACGCCAACGTCAAGACGTCGGGCGGTGCGATCGACGTCTCGTCGCTCGCCTACGGCTTCTCGCTGCTCCGCAAGCAGACGGGCCGGAACGCTGACGACGTGCTCAACATCATGCCGAAGTTCCTGGTCGTCCCGGCCGCCATCGAGGCCGTCGCCCGCCAGTACACGACGGTCATCGGCGCGAACGCCGGCTCGAGCGTCAACCCCTTCGCGGGCCGCCTCGAGGTCATCTGCGACGCGCGCCTCGACGCGAACGACGCGAACGCCTGGTATCTGATCGCCGACCCCCGCGAAGGCTGGCCGACGATCGAGCTCGCGACGCTCGACGGCGTCCGCGCGCCGCACATCGAGACGCAGCTCGGCTTCGAGGTCGACGGCCTCAAGGTCAAGGCGACCCACGACGTCGCGGCCAAGGCGCTCGACTGGCGGACGATGTTCATGAACGACGGCGGGACCTGATCCGCCTGACGACTCGACCCGCGGGCTTCTCCCGCGGGTCGGCGCATCCCCGGGTACGTACCGTCCATCTCAATCCAACTCTCTAGGGAGATCTTCATATGACGACTAAGAGCTACGTCTCGGGAGACATCGTCCAGTGCGCCGCGCCCAGCGGCGGCGTCACGTCGGGCCTGACCTACGTCATCGGCGGGATGATCCTCGTCGCGCTGTCGACGGCGGCCGAGGGCGTGACCTGCGCCTTCGCGCGGACCGGCGTCCACACTCAGGTCAAGGTCGGGAGCCAGGCCTGGGCGGTCGGCGACAAGCTCTACTGGGACGACGGCAACTCCCGCTGGACCAAGACCGTCGCCGACGGCCTCGTCCTCGGCGGCGTGGCCTACGAGGTCGCGGGCTCCGGCGCCGGCGTCACGACCGGCAAGGTCCTCCTGGTCCCGGGCATCGCGCCCTCGACCGCGGCCGGCACCTACGCCTTCGCGGCGGGCACGAACCTGACGGCGGTCCCGGGGACCTTCGCCGACGAGGCCGCCGTCCAGACGTATCTCGTGACGCTCCGCGCAGAGATCGAAGCACGACTCGACGCGCAGGACGTCGCGAACGTCGCGGTCCGCGCGATCCTCGTCGAGAACGGCCTCATCCCGAACGCCTGATCCTGACCCATCCACCTGAGGGGTCAAAGTGTCTTTCAGCGACCTGACCGACAGAGCCATGAAGGCGTGTAGGACGACGTTCGGCGAGAGCGTCTCCTACACGCCGGCTGGCGGCTCGGTCTCAACTATCCAGGGCATCTTCTCCGCCGAGTCCGTCGTGGTCGAGGGCGGCCTTCCGGTGATCTCGAAGGATCCGACCCTCGGGATCCGGAAGGCCGACCTGGGCGACGACTTCGAGCCCTCCCAGGGCGACGCAGTGGTGATCCGGACCG